GAAACAAAAAGCGGAGTGAATACTTGATGTATTCACGAGCATTTTTGTGAAATATGACGGAAAATTTGCAAGCAGATGGCGTGCAAAGTCGCCAGACGCTCTTTGTGCGGTATTGCCTTTATTGCAGGAAAATTCGAAGAATTCCCAAAATAAGCAGATGAACAGGATAAAAAAGATAGAAAAACCATTTGGAAAATGTCCGGCATCGTGTTCCGCGTGCTCCATTATAGCACAACAAAATGCCGAGGGCAGATGTGCCAATTCCCGCCATACTTAAAAATGCATACAGCAGGTTTTCTTCTAAGGAGAAACGTCCCAATCCACCCAGTACATTCATTCCGCCAAACAGCAGTGCTGCAACGGCAAATGCAATGGCTTCTTTGGTGCGGTTCTTTCCTGCCCAGCGAAACAGCAGTGTGAAAATCGGTGCCAGCCATGCCCAGTCGCTGATGCTGCTTAGCAGGATCAGTGCCAGAATTGCAACGCCCTTTATCCAGCGATTGTTTCCGTGTTCCAGCACCCAAAGGATTCCAAAGCAAATACAGAGGGTAAACAGCATGTTCAACCCGCAGAACTTCAGCGTATCTGTTTCAGAAAATGCCAAGTCATACGGCAGCTGGGAGATTCCCGCAAACAACAGCAAGCGGAAAAAGTAGTTTCGCTTCGAACGGGTGTAGCCATATCCCTCCACCAAAAAATAGACCATGGAAATCGCTGTGAAGTATCCCACTGCGGTGAACAGTTCACACAGCACCGTCCCAGCGGGCAGAAAAATTGCAGCGATGTGATTGAGCAGCATCGTCCCCATAGCAATGTATTTTAGGACGTTTTGGCTCCAGCCCGCATGTGATTTTGTGTCAGACTGATACATCAGATACCGCCTTCCTCTCTCTTTGTGGAATGTGCGTTTCTTTTTTTATTGCAATATTATACGTCGTATAATATTGATTACGCATATATTATAGCACGGTGAAGCCTATCTGTCAAGCCAAAACATGGTAAAAACGGCTTCGAATGTAAACAATCATAAGACATCGTGTAAATTCGAGTTCATAGTTGCACGTTGGCGTGCAACTTTTGCCCTCTGAGAGCCTATTAGTGAGAGGGGTTGTCGGAAACGAACAGTTCCTGTCGCAGAAAACCGAAAGGAGAAATGGAAAGATATGTCAAACTCAACGGAATCCAAACGGCGTGCCCTGTTCTGCTGTCACTATGCCAGACTGGGCGATGTCGCAGAGGCGGCACGGTGTGCCGGATACCCACCGGAAACGGCTGCGGCAGACGGAGCGGCGATTCTCCGGCAGCAGTGTTATCGCCGCATGGTGGCAAACTACCGCAGTGTGCTCCACGATGATCCGGCGGCAGCGGTACGGGCAGGACTGGAGCGGCTGGCGTTCGGCAGAAGCAATGATGCGATCGGGCTGCTGCTGGCAGAGGAACCGCCTGGGGCGGCAGCGGTACAGGCTCTGGATCTGTTTCCGGTGTCCTCTGTGAAGCGGGACAAAAACGGCGGCATGGAGATCCACTTCTTTGACCGGCTGAAAGCGTTGACGGCTCTGTATGAGTACGGCGGTGATGCAGACAGCAAGGCGGCGGCACATGCCCTGCTGACGGCACTTTCCGGCAGAGAGGCGGTGGACAGCGATGCAGAAGATTAAGAACTTTTCGCCCCAGCAGAAACTCGCCATGTCGTGGTGGAGCCGCAAGCCCTACTGCGACTATGATGCCATTATCTGTGACGGTGCTGTTCGTTCGGGAAAAACTCTCGCCATGTCTATCGGCTTTGTCAGCTGGGCGATGACCTGTTTCCAGAACGGCAGCTTTGCCCTGTGCGGCAAGACGATCACGTCCCTGAAGCGAAATGTCATGACACCGCTGCTGGAACTGCTGGGCAGTCTGGGGTTCACCTGTCTGGAACGGGTGAGCAGGAATTATGTGGACATTTCTCTTTCCGGCAGGACGAACCGGTTCTATCTTTTTGGCGGCAGAGACGAAAGTTCTGCGGCACTGATTCAGGGCATGACGCTCTGCGGGGTATTTCTGGACGAAGTGGCACTGATGCCCCGTTCCTTTGTGGAGCAGGCACTGGCACGGTGCAGTGTGACGGGGTCGCGGCTGTGGTTCAACTGCAACCCCGACCACCCGAACCACTGGTTCTATCGGGAGTGGATCCGCAAGACCAAGGAAAAACACGCCCTGTATCTCCATTTCACCATGGCGGACAACCCCTCTCTTTCCAAGCGTGTGCGGCAGCGGTACGAACGCATGTACAGCGGGGCATTTTATGACCGGTTTGTACTGGGCAAGTGGACGGCGGCAGACGGGCTGGTGTATCCCATGTTTACACCGGAACGCCATGTGGTGCCGTCGGCTCCGCCCTGTGACCGCTACTGGATCTCCTGTGATTACGGCACAGTGAACCCGTCCTCTTTCGGGCTGTGGGGACACTGTGACGGCACGTGGTACCGGCTGGAGGAATACTATTATGACGCAAGAGCCGAGGGCGAACGGCGAACCGATGAGGAACACTATGCCGCATTGGAACAGCTTGCCGCCGGATATGACATCGAAACTGTGGTGGTGGACCCTTCCGCAGCAAGCTTTATTGCTTGCATTCACAGCCACGGGAAATTTCGGGTGCTTCCGGCAGACAACGATGTGAACGCCGGCATTCAGCAGGTCAGCCGCCTGCTGTTGCAAGACAAGCTGCGGTTCTGCGAATCCTGTCGGGATATTCGGCGAGAGTTCAGCCAGTACTGCTGGAACGATTCCATTCACGGAGATGCTCCCAAAAAGGAGCATGACCACGCCATGGACGACATGCGTTATTTTGTACGCACAGTGGTCTGCCGGAATCCGGCAGACGGATTTTTTGCGGTATCCGCAGCAAGGAGGTGAGATGACGGGAAAAGCACTCCGGCAATACCGCACAAAGAGCGTCTGGTGACTTTGCACGCCATCTGCTTGCAAATTTCCCGCCATATTTCACAAAAATGCTCGTGAATACATCAAGTATTCACTCCGCTTTTTGTTTCATCTGACGAAAAATTTGACGACGCATCTGTCGCACAATCTTTGTGCGGTATTGCCCTCCTTTTCCCGTCAGAATGTATGGGATTATTTCCGAGGAAAAAGAAACCGCCTGTGGGCGGCGGCATTTTACAGACTGCGGCACGGCAGGAACAGCCTTATGCCGTTCCGGAAACGCCGAATCCCTGTGAAGCGGCACTGTACACCGGACTGCGTCGGGCGGTGCCGGTGATCGATGCCGCGATCGGAAAAATCGTCCGGCTCACCGGCAGTTTCCGGCTGGTGTGCGAGGACAGACGCATGCAGCCGCAGCTGGACGATTTTGTACAGAACGTGCCGGTGGGGCTGACCGGACAGTCCCTGCAAAGTTTTGCGGACTGTTATCTGGACAGCCTGTTGACCTACGGCAATGCTCTGGGGGAAATGCTGATCGACAACCGCACCGGCTTTCTGGGCGGCTTACAGACAGTCCCCGCAGAGTTGGTACAGATTCGCTCCGGCAGTCAGCCGCTGGAACGGCAGTACTGGCTTCGCGGGGAGCAGGAATCGGACATGGTGCGGATCGCAAGACCGGAACGCATCCTGTTTACGGCACTAAATCCCCCTGCCGGCGGTGTTTATGGAGTATCGGTATTGCGTGGACTGCCGGCATTGAGCCGGATTCTGCTGCGGATCTTTGAGTGTATCGGGCAGAATTACGACCGCATGGGCAACGTCCGCTATGCTGTTACCTATAAGCCCTCTGCCGATCCGGCTGAACGTGCCTATGCCGGCGAACGGGCAAGACAGATCGCCAGAGAGTGGAGCGAGGGCATGCGTGCCGGCACACAGGGCGAGATTCGGGATTTTATCTGTGCCGGCGATGTGGACATTCGAGTCATCGGGGCGGACAATGCCCTGCTGGATACGGAAGTGCCGGTGCGGCAGCTGTTGGAACAGCTGATCGCCAAGCTGTCCATTCCGCCGTTTCTGCTGGGGCTGAACTGGACTTCTACCGAACGCATGAGCAGCCAGCAGGCGGATATTCTGACTTCTGAATTAGAATATTACCGCCGCCTGCTGGAGCCGGTGCTCCGCCGTGTGGGGATCGCATTCCTGCGGCTGGCGGGGTCTGCGGCAGGTGTTTCGGTGGAGTGGAGCAACATCAATCTACAGGACGAAACCGAGTATGCACAGGCACGGCTGTGGAACGCACAGGCGGCACAGCTGGAACAACAGTTGGAGAATTGCTGAGGAGGGATTCGAAAAATGGTACAAAATCAGATCCGCTCGCTGTTTTTGCTGTTTGCCGGCGAGGAGGAACTGCCTGACGCGGTACAGCCTGTTCTGGACGAAGCGGTTCTGGAAGTGCAGCAGGCTCTAAAGGACGGAGCAGACGAGGACGATGCCCGTCTGAACTGGCTGGCGGCAGCGGTGGCGTTTCTCCGGTACACGGAGATCACCGCCGCCAGAGATCGGGCAGCCTGCACCTTTGCCGGAACGATCGCACAGAACACAGACGCTGCCCAGAAGCTGGAGTTTGCCGGCTTGCTGGTACAGGCATACCGCCGGCTGTGCCGGTCGCTGCTGGAAGATGAAACGTTTTTGTTTCAGACGGTGTAGGGGGTTCTTCTGTGAAGTGTGGTTTCTGGGGCAGTCGTGTTGAAACCGTTCGGCGGAGTTCGCTCGTTCCTCGCTGTCCGCCTTGGGCTTGCCGTCATAGAGCCTCCCCTTTAGGCGGTGGTGGGGTTCCTCCGTGAAGTGTACTTTCTGGGGCAGCCGTGTCGAAACCGTTCGGCGGAATTCGCTCGTTCCTCGCTGTCCGCCTTGGGCTTGCCAACGCCGATTGTTGCCCTTGCCTGTATCGGTAATGTTGGTATTCAGGTGTTTTCTGGTGTAAGTGGGTGACTTTTATTTTTACGGCGTTTGCAAGTTTGTATTGCTAGGCTCCCCTTTAGGGCACCCGAAGGGCGTGCCTTGTGCTGAGCTGGCAAGCCGTAGGCTTGACTGAGGGGTTACCCGCTACAGCAGCCAACCCATTTCACAAGGAGTTACGCTTCTTTTTTTCTTTACTGAAAAGAAAAAAAGAAGCAAAAAAAGAAAAGAACTCGCGTTGCACTTGTACGGTACGGCAATGCATCACACGAAGATTACACGCCAACAAAAATCCCCCGGCGGGGCAAACAGGCGGCTGCTGCCGCCGTAACGCTACCCTTTTCACTCTTGAAATTGGGGCGTAGGGTCAGCGGCGACCCGCCGCTTCTTTACTGAAAAGAAAAAAAGAAGCAAAAAAGAAAAGAGTTCGCGTTGCACTTGTACTGTACGGCAATGCATCACACGAAGATTACACGAAGAATCTTCCACTGATGTAAAATCTTTTGTTTGATGTTGAGAGTTACGTAGGAACCTCTCCACCGCCTAACGGCGGTCCCCCTCCCCTTTCAGGGGAGGCTTTTTCCCTTGTGAATTTTCATCAACAAAAATCTCAGGGTCAGCGGTGGCTTGCTATCCTTGAGCAAGTCTGCCGCCGCAAAGAGAAAGGAATAGAAATGCTGCTGGAATTACTATTGGAACGGCTGAAAGCCGCACTACGGGTAAAGGGCAACTGGGCGGTTTATGCCGCGTATGATCCCGCACCCTTTGCCAAACGAGAGGAATCTTTCCTCACCGTGGGAATCACTGCACTGGAAACGGAGCAGGCGTTTTCCGACGAAACTTACTGGTATTTTCCATTTTCCGCCGCTGCTCAAGTGCGGCTGCTGACGGCTCCGGAAACGGATGCACAAGTGCTGTATGACCGCTATTGGCAGACGGTGGTTTCCGGTATGCTGTCCGCCGGCTGCACAGTGCAGAAGATTCGCACCGGAGCACCGACGGAGTGGAAACAGTTCCGGAAAATTGCACTGGAGGGCAACTTTACCCTCTCCGGTGTCTTTCAAATTGCCAAAGAGGAGGTGCTTGCACCATGAATGGAACATTTCAGGTGGTTTCCCCGCGGGAGTTTCCCGTTCGTCTGGGCAATCTCACCTTTTACGCTGCCGGCTGGAAGCTTTCCGGTACCAGACAGTACGCCCAGCAGGGCGGTGTACAGGGAGCAGCCTATGTGACCAATACCAGCTGCCGTGCCAGACAGTTGGTGCTGGACGGCAAATTCTGCTTCGCAGACAGCCCCGCAGAGGTGGTTCTGGCGTTGGATTCCGCCATACGGGAACGGACACTGTTCGCCTTTGATCTGCGGGATCTGCGGTTTTTCGGCACCAGCTTGGCAGCGTATACGATTTCGGAAACGGCGGCACAGGGCGTGCTGCCCTGTCAGCTGACGCTGATCGCTCCCAACGCCCTGAGCCGTGTGACGGCGGAAACGGAAGGAGGCAGTACATGATACAGGTGGTGTTAATTACCAGAACCGGAAAGGCGTATCTTGCAAACGGCATTGCCGCCTTTACGCTGGACAAGGAAGCCTACACGCCCTACAGCCAGCTGACGGCGACGGTGTACGGGAATTTCAGCATACAGCAGTTCGCCGGCATCTATCGGGTACAGCTGCTGCTGGACGGCACGGAACTGCACTTCGGGACAGTGGAAAAGTTCCGGCTGGTGCAGGAAAACGGCACCTCCTATGTGCGGTTTTCCTCCCGCGGGCTGACGGCACTGCTGCTGCAAAATCAGCTGGAGCCAGGGCTGCACACTGCCATGTCGCTGGACAAGCTGATGCAGGATTTCGTGACATTTCCCAAGGAGATCACGTGGGAATCTGACACGGATACCAGCAACTATCTCTTTGTCAAAGAGGGCACCAGCATGTGGGACGGCGTGGCAAACCTGACCTACAAGCTTTGCGGGCGGTATCCCTTTGTGTACCATGCCAACGAAATTCGCATGCACCTGCCGGAAACATACCGGAATTTTTATGTGGGTGCAGACACACTGCTGGGCATGGGCATGACGGCAGACCAGTCCCGCATTTACAGCCGGTTTTCCATGGCAGATGCCGACGGCACTTATGGAAAATTTCAGGAGAACGACCCCAACGCCGCAGCACTGGAACTGGTGCGGACAAAACAGCTGCCGCTGGATCGGCAGTATCTCTACGACCCGCAGCAGGCTCTGGTGTTTCGGCGGAAATTTGCCGGACGGGGATTGGTTTCCTACTATTTCGACCGCATCGGAGCAGTGGCAGCAGATCTGGGCGACCGGATCACCTGCTCCGGCATTATTGAAAACGCTCCCATTACCCATATCCGCATGACCGGCAATCAGAACGGTGTGCGGACGAGGCTGGAAGCGTATCAGGACGAGTTTTATCCGGCATAAACGGGAATTTCCGGCAGAAACTGCCGGTTTCCATATAATAAAAACACGTGCCGCAGCAAGCGGCAGAAAGGGAAGGAATTTTATGTATCAGGATCTGAAACTGGAAAAGGGCATGTATCACATCACTGGCAAGAGCTTTTCGGAGGTACTGGAGGGCATGGACCCGTCTGGTGCGTATGCCGAAACACCCCTTGCCGGACTGGACGCGTATGAGCGTCAGCTGAAGCGTTTTGACATTCACGTCAGCGGTTCTCACTGTGACCGCGTGGAGAAGTTCTTCTCCACCACAGACAGTGCGGTGCTGTTTCCGGAGTTTATCCGCCGTGCCATTCGCAGCGGCATGGAACAGTCTGTGTTGTCTGATCTGGTGGCAGTGCACACCATTTCTCCCGCCGGAGAATATCAGCCGGCAGTGCTGACGGACACTACCGCCTATACCACCAAGACCACACAGGGCAATGCCCTGCCCACTGCCTCCTATCTGGAAGCAGCAAACACCGTGCGACTGGACAAGTACGGCCGTTCCATTCACGCTTCCTATGAGGCAGTCCGCCGCCAGCGTCTGGACGCATTCAGTGCGATCCTCCGTGCCGTGGGCGTGCGTCTGTCCAACGGGCTGCTGGGACAGAGCATTTTGTGCATGAAGGAAACCAATGGTTCCCTGATCGACGTTGTCACAGACGGCAAGCTGACTTATGCTGATCTGGCGAAGCTGTACGGCGAATTCCGCAACTTCGACATGACCAAGGTGCTGGCGGCTCCGGCGGTGGCTGCGGAAATCATGGCAATGGAGCAGATGCAGGATATGGCTTCTGCACAGCCCAACACCATTTTGCTGCCCTTTGGTGCCCAGCTGCAAAAGTGTGCCGGCATGTCCGCAGATTACATCGTGGGACTGGACAACCGCTTTGCTCTGGAGATGATCACCACAGACGATGTGCTGCTGGAAACAGACAAGCTGATTGACAGCCAGCTGGACGTGATCACGGTTTCGATTCGTGCGGCGTTCCGCGTGATGCTGAGTGAAGCAGTACATGTGCTGAGCCTGTAAGTTTGTGGAAGCATTGTGCAAAAAGTCCGCTTGACGGCTTTGCACACAAGCTGACAGTACGTTTTCCACACAGCAGTGTGGAAAATAGGCTGCCGCATAAAAAATAGTTTTCCACAGGCAGTGTGGAAAATCAAGGAAACCGCTGTACGGGTGGGAGAAGTTTTTTCGCGGGAGGGTTTTCCACAGTGTGGAAAACAGTGCAGCAGAACAGGAGGAATAGATCTATGGATAATCAGGAACAGAATCCGTCCGGCACGGAACTGGAAGCCAAGCTGGAACAGCTGAACCGCTTTACGCGGCGTACCCTCACACAGGAGGAGGTATTCCTCTTTGATGTGCGGCTCTGTGACAATGAAATTGATCGGGACGGGGAACGCTTTTCGCTGGAGGCTCTGGAGCAGCTGAAAGCTTTGTTTGTGGGGAAAACCGGCATTTTTGACCACGATCCCAAGGGTGAAAATCAGACTGCACGAATCTATGCTGCGGAACTGGTACAGGAGCCGGAGCGTGTGACCTCTGCCGGCGAAGTGTACACATTTCTGAAAGGGCATGCCTACATGGTACGCACCGATGCCAATCGGGATCTGATTCGGGAAATTGACGGCGGCATCAAGAAGGAAGTGAGCATTTCCTGTGCTGCCGTATCGCAGACCTGCTCGGTCTGCGGCAGTGACCGCCGAAAGAATCCTTGTGCACACCGCGTGGGGCAGCTGTACGGGGAGAAACGCTGTCATGTGGTGCTGTCTGATGTGACAGATGCCTATGAGTGGAGTTTTGTGGCAGTGCCGGCACAGCGGGAGGCAGGGGTGACCAAGCAGTTCGGCATGGAAACCGACGGCGAACGCCGCTGCAAACAGCTGGAACAGCAGCTGCAAAACCGGAACGCTCTGCTGAACCGCGTGGAGAACAGCCTGCGGCAGGAAATTGTGCGGCTGCGGTTTCTGGTGGAGGGCAGTGCGGCACAAGATGCGGTTTCTGCTGCGGTGGAACGCATGTCGCTGGAGGAACTGCTGGGGTTTCAGGAAACGCTCCGCACCAAGCAAAAGCATCTCTGTCAGGCACAGCTGCGGACACCGGAGCCGCAGGAACAGAACGGGGCGTTTCGAATGGGATAAGACGGTGAAACTGAAAAAACTCCGGTCTGCCCCTTGACAAACCGGAAAAAAATGCGTATAATAAAAATAGAAAGAGCATACCGGTAGACGGTTGCTCCCATGTTTTAAGAGATTAAAGATGTAACCGCTTAAGTTGGTAGCTTGGGGCGGTTACTTCTTTTTATGATCGTTATGGAAAATTGCGTATAGCAA